ATGAGCGAGCTGGTTAATACGATTGCGGTACTAGGACGTCCGTACAAGGTTACTCGTTCGCGCTTAGGCGCGATTACGAAAGTCTATACAGACCAATACAGCTGCGACTTGAAGGCTCTTAAAGAGGTCTTCCAGGCGGTCTCCGATAAACTCGCACCGCTGCGTGGCAATGAGAACATGGAGTTTTCATTTCTAATCTCTTTTGATGACAGAACCCACTACGACGGTGTGCTGGAAAATCTGCAGGCGAGCGACTCCGTCCCCATTGGTAAGCGGACAGACCGTGTCGTAATGAGGTGGGCGGTGAATCACCAGATTGATGGGCAACCTAATGAGTTGTCGATCACGGTGAGAATTTCGAACCCCATGAACCCTCTGCTTTTTCTTCAGGCAGCCCTCTCTAAGTCTCCCGGTGACGTGGACAATTTGGAGTTTGAAATGGGCTCCACGTGCGTGACTGTCGACGGTGCTGACCAGGGTTTCGCGGATGAGGTCTTTCTCCGTATCCAGAACTGGATAAATGCTCGAAAAAAAGCTTATCCAGTGTTCGAGTTGCACACGTTCTACCTGAAGTGGATTTGGTGGTTTCGGCAGATCAACCAATCTTTCCTTCCTCTAACTTTGATCTTGATCGCGTCAATCGCGCTTCAAAGGGCCGATCCCGTTAGGTTCCCTGCATACTCTCCAGCGTTGTTTGGAGCTTTCATGGTGCTGCGTTCCTTCGGCATGAAGCTTGACGAGATCATGGAGCGGTGGGCGCGCAGGGCTGGCTATTTGCCCGCTTTTGATATTACAAACGGCGATTCTGACCATTTGACCAAGCTACTCGCGGCGTCTAGAAATAGCGTATGGAAGCTGGGCGCCTCGGCATTCTTCGCTTTTGGACTGAATGTGGTTGCTGCCTACTTCTGCTACAAAGTGATTGGGATTTGATGATGTTTGTAGCCGAGTATTAGAACTTCAGCTGTGACACGGCAGCATCGTCTCCAGATGGTGTGAGGTGTGCGTAGTACTTTTCGGTCGTAGCGTAGTCGGCGTGCCCCGCGAGAATCTGGACCCTGCGTAGGGGCACGCCTGCCATCACCATATGGGCACAGAAAGTGTGCCGCAAACGATGGAGGTGACCGCCAATGCCGGCGAGCCCCGAATCCTTTTTAAACCAGTCCGACACAGTGTCCTTGTGAACGGACACCAGCGGATCAGGCAAGTGCCGAAGCGCCCACCTGGCGTAGCGGTTGAGGGGCACCTCCCGCCATTTGCCGGATTTGGTCCGCCCTGCTCCTGTCTCGTCTGGGTCGCTTTCTACCAAGAGGCGGCCCGCGACCACTGAACGCTTCTCCAGCCCGATTACCTCGCCGCGGCGCAGCCCGGTGTGAGCCATGAACAGCCACAACGGTGCCCGAGCAGGGTTGGCCCGGTACAGCCGGCGCATAGCGCCGCGGTCGTAGAACTTCACGGCAACGCTTCTGACGCCGCGCGGTGCCTTGACTGAGGCTAGCGGGTTGACGTCCAGCTCCTTCCATTCGTTCCCGCGTTTGAACGCTGCCTTCAGGCGTCGAATCTCCTTCCCCACGGTTTCTTTCGCTGCCTTGTCGTCCAGCAGGCGCGAGCGCTTGTATTGCTCCACTTCAACGGCCCGGATATTGTCAATCGGACGGTGGCCAAAGCGCTCGATGAAGCGTTTCACCTCGCTGCGCGCTTTCGTGATGGTCGTGGGGTGCTCGGCCGCGTACCAGTCCAGATACCACTCTAGGTAGTCGCGGACCTTAGGCAGCCGCGCGAGGATCCGGACACCGTGCGTCAGCTCGGCTTCTTTCGCGGCACGAACTCTCTCCGCCTCACGGGCGTCAGGTTGCCCAATGGACCTGCGAAAGCGCTCCCCACCTTCTGCCCAGTCGAGGTAGGCCTTGCTGCCACGCCAGTAGAGTCGAACCTTTGCCATTCTTCAGCACCTTGGATCGCGGCGTAGAGCGCCGCCTTCTCGTACAACTGCTTTCCCATGAAGCGCCGGGGTGTGAGTCCGTAGTTCAGGGCGTTCTTGCGGAACTGGCTGTTTGAGACACCGCAGTAGTGGGCGGCTTCTTCGACGGTCAGCCAGTCCTTGCCGGATAGGTCGAGTTTTTCAGCGGCGCCCATTGGCACCTCCGGCCGCGTGCTGACGGGGCGGGGCGGCCGGGGCCAGGCCGAAGTCGAGTTGGACGACATTGTCGGCCGCCGGCGAAGTGATCGCCGGTAGCACCTTCCGGACGCTACGGGGTGCCCGGTTGATCCGCCGCCATTCGGCCAAGGCAGCTTCGGGCTGCCCGTGCTTGCTGGTAGCCCGGCAGCGGCATTCGACCAGGTGGCCTCCGCCGGCGGCGAGACCGCGCTGCTCATGGATGTGGCGCGCGCTGTGACCGGCGGCGCAGGCCGGCAGCCCCTCGGGGTGGCTAATGTGTCGCTGGGTCATGGGGTGGCCTCCAGATTGGCGATGTTCATGCGGCGGCGCCTCGCAACAGCGGAGCTTCATTGTCCAGACGCTGCTGGGCCGAGTCGGCGATGCCCTTATCTTTCTCGATCAGGACAAAGCCGCGGTGTTCGATCGCGGCTGCCGCGCCGGTGCTGCCACTGCCCGCGAACGGATCCAGAACCGTCCCGCCTGGCGGGCAGGAGTAGCGGATCAGCGGCAGGAGTAGCTCGAGCGGTTTCTGAGTGGGGTGGATGGCGCGGCCATGCTCATTCCGCACCTGGACCACGCTGCGCATCAGGCGCGGCCCACCATCCTCTGAGACGTAATGCCCTGCTCCGATGTTTCCGGTGTGGGCGGGCCTCGCCTTCCGGCGCACCACCTTCGCCCGAGCGTCGTTGGTGAATTGGGTTTTGTGGTGGATATCTGCCCATGCGCCGCGGTAGAACATGACGACGTGTTCGTGGACCCGGCGGAAGCGGTCGTTGTGAAAGCTGGTCCCGTTCTGCTTTTCCCACACGATGTCCTGGGAGTACTTAAACCCATGCTCTGCCATGTCGGCGAACATCCCCGCCATGAAGCGCATAGACCCAAATACCCAGATAGATGCCACGGGCTTCAGCGCTCGGGACACGTGCCCGACCCATCCAGGGCAAATGTCATCCCAGTCGAGCGACGTGTCGCCATACGGCGGGTCCACGATGCTGCAGTCGGCGAACCCGGCCGGGAGCGTAGGCAGTACCTCGCGACAGTCTCCGACGTGGATCATGCGAACAGCTCCATCTGGGCGGGGAGGGTGGGTGCAACCGGTGCCGGCCGAAGCAGCGCCGCGGCACGCCGGCGCGAGCTCTGCGCACCCCGGAAGGCGAACCAGAACCCGTGGCAGTGCCGCCGACTGCGGCACTCGCTGAGGAACACCTGCGCCGTGTGCTTGGCATGGGCGATCGCGTCCATCAGGCTGCCGCCTTTAAAGCAACGATGACGTCGCGTTCGACGAGTGGGCAGACCGCGTTGCCTAGCATGTGCATGGCGTCGCGCTTGTTCACCGGCAACTTGTACTCAGGCCGGAAGCTCATTGCGGCACGTGCTTCGCCAACGGTGATCATGCGCATGCGGTCGCCATCGATGACGGCCCACCGGTCGCGGGTAGTAATTGTGCCAATCGGGCGCGAGAGGCTTCGCCCTGTCAGACCAGAGCCGTTGCCAAAGTAGGGGGCGATGAACTGGTCACCAAAGGCCGCGCGGCCAGCCTTGATGCGAGCCAAGGTCGCGGCGGACCTGCCGGGCTGCTCGATCAGCGACCAATTACCGGCGTTGAAGTCGATAAACGAGCTGGCCGGCACATGGTCGCGACGCGGCAGGCGCAGCTCCAGCGGGTGCTTGCTCTTCGTCAGGACGACGAAAACACGCTTCCGGTGCTGCGGCACTCCGAAGTCGGCGGCGTCCAGCAGATGGGGACTGACCGCGTAGCCGAGCGCGACCATTGCAGCGCACCAAGCAGGGAAGAGTTTCCATTTCAGGAACTCAGGCACGTTCTCGATCACCGCGGCCTCGGGCAGCCAAAGCTCCATGGCCGCAATCACTGCCCATGCCGTGGCCCGGGTGGCGTCGTGGTGCGGCCGCTCCTTACCGCGGGCATGGGTATGGCCCTGGCAGGCGGGCGAAGCCAGCAGCAGGTCGAAGTGAGGCAACAGCGAGAAATCCATCTGCTGGAGGTCTTGGCAGAAATGCTTTGTCCTCGGGTGGTTGGCAGCGTGAATCTCGATGGCAGTGGGCGAATGGTTCGCCGCCGCCACCACTTCACATCCGGCTTGCTCGGCACCCTCGGTTGCGCCGCCGCCCCCGCAGAAGAAGTCGACAGCTTTCACCAGTGCTGATTTCTGGGGCGCCGGGAAGTTGAAGGAGCGGGAGCCATCAGCCATTGGTGGCACCCTCGGCAGCGACGGGGCGAACAAGCCACGCGGCCGGACCGTCTTCAGAGTCGAACACGGCAGCGATCAGCCAACCTTCGTGTTCGCCCTTGGCCGGGTTCCAGGCTCCCAGCGCTGCGAAGTATTCGTCGCCGCCCTCGGACATCACCTCATCGGGGAACGCGTCTTCGTCGTACTCGCCATGTACCACGGCGACCTCGAAGCCCTGCGCTTCCACCAGCGGCCAGAGGTTGGTGTCTTCGTCGCCGTCCGGCAAGTCTGCATGCCAGAACATGCCTTCTTCGCTGCGGACGACCAAGGTCTGGTCGTACAAGGGCAGGCTGGTCTTGGTGCTGATGATCATTGACGGCGCTCCATGGGCAGCTGGGTGCGCAGGTCGCGCGGCGGGGTGACGTTGGCCAGGGTGTACCCATTGGTCACCCCCGGCTCGGTCGCGCGCTGCCGATCGATGAGGGCCTGCACCTGCGCCTGCAGGTTGGCGGCCACGTCGCACCAGTTGGTAGGTGCCTGGTGGCTCATGGCGTGCAGCTGGTCGCGGATGCTTTCAAGGTCCTGCAGGAGGGAGTCAGCCACGGGTCACCCCCTGCCAGCCGACATATCCCAAGTTGTCTACCAGCCCACGCTGGCCAGTGGCGGGATTGAAGATGGCCACGCCGTTGGTGACGTAGCCCTGCGCAGACAGTTCTTCCAGCTTGCGCGTGGCGATAGGGGACAGGTCGATGCTCTGCGCGGGAGGGCCGTCGTAGAGCGGCGTGACCCTGGCATTTGGATCGATCGCCCTGAAGTCGCCCACCGCATTGTGCAGCAGGAGCGAGCGGCGCACGACCGCCTCGCCGGTCGCGGCGATGACGTCGCGCCAGGCGACCAACCACGCCGTGGGATTCGCACTCTCCTTGCCGCTGGCAGGAACCAGCGGGATGGAGAAGCAGCTGGGCCGGTGCTCTTCTATCAGCGCCTTCTCGCGCGCTGTGATCGCGCGCTCCCCGCCGTCCCACCACATGACTGGCGCGGCCGATCCCTGTCCCAGAGCGCTGGCTACGACAGTGTGGCCCACATCGGTCAGGGAAAACTCGTTGTTCTCGTCGCCCTCTATCAGCCAGCCGCGCTCTTGGAGGTCGAGGATTTCGGGCAGCTGGAGCGTGGTTTCGCCTGCCCAGCCGAACTGCGTATCGCAGACGATGAGGTTGCGGACAGCGTCAGCGGTCGTGATCGTCGTTGCGGTGGTCATGCCAGGGTTTCCTTGTCGTACTGACCGAGTCGTTCGAGCAGGTAGGTCGTCTCGCGCTTCCACTTGGAGGCGTCGGACAGGCTGATGATCTGGATGGTTGCGAAACGGTTGAGGGCTTGGAGCGGTTCGCGGAACCAGGAGGGGTCGAAGGGCAGGGCGGCGCGCCTGTCAGGCGTGGGCGCAGGCGGTTCGCAGGCCGGGCCGGCGAGGAATTCGGCATCACCGCAGTCCAGGCAACTTCCATCGCGGAACCGGTGGGCTTTGGCGGGCTTCTCGGCCTTCGGGTGCAGGTAGAGCGCACGGATATCCAGGCCCCGGCGTCGAGCGCGCACCACGTCGCTGTCCTCTGCCTCCACCCATGGCTCGGCTGAGTGCTTTGGCCGGCACTCAAGGCGGACGGGCTTCTGCAACCCATACAGCTGGACCATGAACGTCCGCGCCCAGGCGGCCACTTCGGCTGCCGGCACCGGATCGCCGGCGGCGCCTGCGCGGCGCATAGCTCGCACGGTGGCTGCCACGGTCATGGACTGGACAGGCGCTGCCGTCATGCGCGCGGTCCCAGGCTCTTGATCTGGTTCAACAGCTGCTCGAAGTGCGCCGCCTGGTGCCGTTCCATCCAGCAGGCGGCGACCGCGACCGTGGCGCCGACGCCGATCAGCACGCCCAGGAAGAAGACGAAGACGCTCATGCGGCGTCGCCTCCCGTGTTCCGGGCACCATAGGACAGGTCTCGGGTCATGTCGGCCACGGCGCGGGCGGCGCTCTTATGGCCGTCCAGAACCTCGCGGCGCGCCAATGCTGCGGCGCGGGCGACGTGGTGGGGGCGGTAGCCCATGCGCTTTGCCGCTATGGCAACGGCCAGGCCGGCGCCATTGGCGCGCGCGGCGGTGCTGGTGGGGAACTGGAGGATGGCGGCGCTCATGCTGCACCGCCAACGACTTTGGCCAGGGCCTGCTGTGCCTTCCAGCGCAGGGCTCGGATCGGGTTGTCGCTGTCCTGCTCCGGTTCCTCGCCCGCCAGATCCATGTATGCGTTGAAGGTGGCAACAATGGCGAACAGATCGGGAGCGGCGGCAATCAGCCGGGCGTTGGCCTCGCTGGGCATACCGGTTTCGGGATCAACGATGTCTGCGGCGATGGCAACGTCATCTGCCGCGGTGCGGCTCAGCACGAAGTACTCGTCGATCACAAAGCCAGAGGGGCTGCCGTGTCCGCCATGGCTGACCTCCCAGGGGCCTGTGGTATGCGTGGACGCGCTCATGCGAGCACCTGAGCCAGGTCGGCGTTGCCGACGAGCAGCTGCGGCGATCGCAGGCCGACCCGGAGGCCCTTGCGCCGCAGTTCAAGCGCGGCGCTGGATCCCTGCATGCACAGAGAGGTCCACGCGGCCGGGTCCAGGTGCAACAGGTCGCGGCCGCCAACGCTGATGACAATGGCGTCGTTGCTGTGGTCAGCCGTTGCGATGACCGGGCCGGAAATGCTCTCGGCGCCGTCCGCTACAAGGGCCAGAAGGTCCTCGCCGATGCGCTGGGCTTCTCCCTTGTCCAGGGAGAGCGTGACGTCGCCGATCTTCAGGACGACGGTATTGTTCTGCGGACGCGCTTCCACGGCGACGTGGGCGCGGGCGCTGACGGTGAGGTGCGGCATGGAAGTGTCCGTGCCCCGGCCCGGATGGGCTGTTACTGGGGGACGGGGTAAGACTACGGAATCCCGTAGGGCGGTGTCAACGGAATTCCGTTTTTCTCTTTCCGACGGGCTGAACGGGTTTACCAAAAGGAAAGCCCCGCATGGCGGGGCTCTTGCTTCTCTACCTTGCGGGCGGTTCTAGCCTTTTATGCAGCCCAGGAAGGCCTCGTTCTCGAAATCTCGAATGCGACGCTCTTGGTTGGTTTCCACCGCCATCCGGGGTTCTTCGAAGGCCGCCACAATCATTTTCTTGAGCATAGGGTTCACTTCCGGAGAAGCCTTCTCGCTTATCTCCATCATGTCAGCCATAGGCACTCCCTTCTGGCGACTTTCCATCACCATCCGCGCATAGTTGGATACAACCTTGCAGAACGCGGTGTCGGTATTGGCCGACGGGCGTGATGCGGTTGACTGCGTCGGTTCCGGCTGCTTGACGGCAGCTTGGGACGGAGGCTCAATGGGGCCGCCAGATGTAGGCATGGCTTTCGGCCACAGCGAGGCTGCCCCGATGGCCGTCACCAATGCGCCGGCCACGAAGGCGATCAACAGTTTTCCAGCAGTTGCGGTATCAGCGCTCATCAGTCTGCCCATCCTCCAATCCAGTGAACGCGACCGATCACAGTGATCGGGTGCCTCTTAGACACCATCGGCTTAGGCTTCTGCCACTGGTGGTCTCCGCGCGGGTTGTCGCTTTGGAAGTAAACGCCAGCGTCGAGGACCATGGCCCGTTTGACGTAAAACTCCGGGTTGGCCATGCCGTCTACCTGGATGACGTACAGGACGCCGTCGACGACCTTGGTGTCGGAAGTGTCGAACAGGATTGCGTCGCCGTCCTTGATGGTCGGCTCCATGCTGTCGCCCTTGCCGTAGTAGACAGCAAGCGGGTGGTTATGGATGCCGCGCCGGCGGAGACTGGTCTTCTTGAACTTAAGACTGTGGGTTTCGGCGTATTCAAGCGCCTCAGCGCCCGCTCCAAGTCCCGCTGCCTGGGAGTAGCCCACGATGTCGGCGTAATCGCCATCTGCATCAGCCGCGGGTGCAACACTCTCCTTGGTGCCTTTACCCGTCTCCAACCACTCTGCTCGCACGCCAAGTCGCCGTGCGATTTTGTGAAGGGCGGTAGTCGATTTCGAGAGGCCTAGCTCCAAATCAGAGAGGGTAGTGGTTGCTATCCCAGCGGAGCGGGCCAGGTCGGCGCGGGACACGTTCTGGCCCTCGCGCTCTGCCCTGATTCTGTTGCCAATGGTGTCCATGTTCATATTGGAACGGAAAACCGTAACGGAATGCCGTTGACGGGTGTCTACGGAATACCGTAGGCTGCTGCTCATGGACAAATCCTGGTCAGACATCATTGCGGAGCTTCAGGTGAAGGGCATGACGTACGCCCAGATCGGTGAGGAGATCGGTTGCGCCGGCTCGACCGTCGGAGATTTGGCCTCCGGCCGGTCCCAGTCGCCTCGAGCCTCGAGCGCCCTTGCCCTCTTGCAACTGCACGGGGCCCGCTGTGGCGGCAACACTGTCGCCGCGCCCGCATCTAGAGAGGTGATTGGTCCGCTCGTCGACAGCCGCATGAGCAAGCGCGCGCTGCGCAGTCGCCTTGGGCTCACGAGCGATGCCCACCTGGCCAAGGTCCTGAAGCTGCCGGTGGGTCAGGTCGAGGCCTGGCCTGAAGAGCAGGGCTTGCCTGCGTTGCCGCAGGTTCTCCTGCTGTTGGGAGTGCTTGAGCCCGTGGTGGCCGCAACCGCCGACGTCCCAGAAGACCCCGACGCGCACCGAATCATCGACGTCCACGCCGCCTAACTGGCCGTCCCTGGCCTTCGTCCCTGAATTGAATTCGTCCATGGCGGCCAGTGTGCCGCCGACCCGAGATCCCGTCATGAAGCACGCGACCCATTTCCTGCCCAAGCGCCAGACCGTGATCTTCGCGTTCACGGAGCAGATGCTGCGCGACACCGGCAGCAACCGCCGGTCGTTCGCGATGGCCGTGGCCGACTTGTACCTGAAACTGGTGGCGGAGGACGACCGCGAGGTTCCGTTCCGCATCACGCGCGGTGGCGACGGGGATGCCGACAAGAAGCACAACGGCCAGATCCTAGGCCGCTACCTCGACGGGGTGGTCAAGACGTTGCCGGCCAACCTGGAAGACGCGTGGGTGATGAGCCTGCCGGAGCCGTACCGCGCCAACTGCGAGCGCGAGCTGTGCCGTCGGCGTGGCGTGCTGCCGATCCGCCTGGATGCCATCGAGGAATCCCGCGACACCGTGGGTGTTGGCCAGCTGATGAGCGATTTCGGCGAGCTGGTGGCGGCGATCAGCCCGGCGGTGGCCGATGGCGTGATCGACGAGAAGGACCGGCCGCACGCGCGGCGGATCATCAATGAAACCGACGACATGCTGATCCGGCTGCTGACCTTCCGCAAGGCCATCGTCGCCCTGATCGGCCAGGAGCAGATCGCATGAACCTTCCTGCGCGCAATACCGACATCAGCACCAGCCATGAAGCGGCTGTCCACATCGTTGCCAGCGGCATTCAGGCGATCCAGCAGGACCGTGCCGCCAGTGCGGTCAAGGTGAATCCCGGCCTCACCAGCATGGAGCTTGCCAAGGCCAGCGGGCACGACCGCTACATGCTGGCCCGTCGCCTCCCGGAGCTGTTGGAAGACGGCAGGGTCTGGCGTGGCCCGAAGAAGCCTTGCGAGGTCAGCGGGCGCAGCGCATGCACGTGGTGGCCAGTGGCCCCGGGCGAGAACCTGGCGCTGGGGCTGTAACGATGAGCGCACGGGTTACAGGCATGGTCTTCGACCGATACCCCAATGGCGGCGGCGAAATGCTGCTGGCACTGGCTCTGGCGGACCACGCACACGATGACGGCACGCACATTTTCCCGTCGATCGCTCGGCTGGCTGCGAAGACGCGGCAGTCCGAACGGTCGGTGCAGTACCAGCTCCGCCGCATGGAGACCGCAGGCTGGCTTGTCCTGGTCAATTCAGGGATTGGCGGCCGCCGTAGTGGCTTCGGCGAAGGTGGTCGGACCCGGCAGTACCGGATCAACCCCGAATGGATGAAGGGTGCAGAAATTGCACCCTTTGTGAAGGGTGCAAAAGAGGGCGGCGAAGGGTGCAAAACGACGTCGGAAAGGGTGCAAAAAGGGCCCTCAAAGGGTGCAACAGCTATTGCACCCGAACCAAAAGCAACCAAAAGCAAACAAGAGCAACCCTCACACCGCGAGGCGGTGGGCGAGGCGAGCGAGCGACCGCTGACCGAGTTGGAGCAGTCGGCGGAGCTGTCGGGGTTCGGCGTGGTGCCCGAGGGCGTCGACCGCGAAGTCCTGACCCGGTTCGTCCGTCATCGCCGCGCCTGCCGCCGTCCGCTTTCCGTCCAGGGCTGGCTGCAGGTCCGCAACCAGCTGACCGCGCTGATCGCGGCCGGCCACGACGCCAACGAATCCTTGAGGCAGACCATGGCCGCCGGCCTGGCGCTGCCGGTTGTCCCCATTGCCCACCAATCCACCGGAGCAGCCCATGCGCAGCCTCACCACGGTTCTGCCGACCACGTCACCCAGCTCCGCGAGCAGTACGAGCGAAGCCGGCAACAGCGACAGCATGGCGGTAGCCACGCTGGCGTCGCAGGAATCGTCGACGCCGAATTCTCTGTCGTCGGCTGACCCGGACCCGCGCGCTGTGGCCGCTCTGTGGACGCTGTGGGAGCGGATGGCGGCAATGTTCCCGGGGAAGTGGGCCCGGGCGAACGGCGCGGCGCCGGTGGCGCAGAGCGGCGCGCTTACGACGGCGGGCGAGGTGTGGCTCCAGGTCATCACCGGTTTGAGCCCGAAGAAGCTCGCCGCTGGGCTATCTGCCTGCATGCGGGATGCTCTGGACTGGCCACCCAACCCGCCGCGTTTCCGCGCGCTGTGCTTCGACGTGCCCGCGCTGGCGCAGGTGCAGCAGGAGATCCGCCCCGGGCGGGCCCAGTGCGGCTTCACGGTGCTGGTGCGTTCGCTGCTGGACCTGCACGTCTACGTCAGCGAGGACGGCTACAACCAGGCGCGCATGCTGCAGGATGCCTACGAGCGCGCCGTGCGCCATGTTGTCGACGGTAAGCCGGTGCCGGAGCCCGCCTTGGCGCTGCCTCCGGCGGCGGTTGGGGTGGCGGAGGTGCGCGACCGACAGTCTGCCCGGGAGGCGATGGAGCGCGCCGCAGCAGAGCTCGGCTTCGGGGGCGCGCCCTGATGCGGTCGGACAACAACCAGCTGGACATCTTCAAGCACGACCCACGCGTCACCGCGCCGATCCAGGCCAAAGCGTTCCGCGCGGCCGCAGAGACGGCGCTGAAGGACGTCCAGTTCAGCTCCCGCGAGCGCCAAGAGCGCCATGACTACTACTTGGGCGAAGCCAAGCGGCATGAGGCCGAGATACGGAAGCAGAAGCGCGCGGTTGCTCGCGGGCGGGCACGTCAGAAGGTGGCGCGCTGATGTGGTCGAAGGCGCCGCCGCCGAACGCTGCCGAGGGCGCCCGCATCGCGGCGGCCAAGGTCGGGCCATGCATGGCCTGCTTGGCACTGGTCACCCAGCAGCTGCTGGAGCCGTGTCTGGTGGTGTACGGCTGCGACTACAACCACGCAAAGAGCGGGAACGTGCGCCGAGGGCACGCCTTCGGGTTCGCCCTGTGCACCTGGCACCACCGGCGCCACCCGATCGGCGGCAACACCTTCGCGACGATGCGCGAGATCTACGGCCCGAGCCTGATGGATGGCTCCGGGGTCTTCCACGAAACGTACGGCACCGACGACGAGCTGATCGCACAGCAGACGTTGGTCAATGAACTGAGGGCAGCAGCGTGAACAGAGAGTATGGCGAGCGAGCCAAGAGCATCCGTGCGGTCTTCGATGCCGTGCCGGATGAAGCGATGACCACGCAGAGCCTGTACGGGCGGATGGGCGTTGCCGCGGTCGGGATGGCAGAAGAGCGGAAGAACGTCCGCAACACCCTGCCTGCCCTGGTCCGCTGTGGCTTCTTGGTGAAGTGCGGCCTGGGCACCGACGCCACCTACCAGAGCACCGGGAAAGCGAAGCGCGCCCCGAAGGCCAGCGACGCTGAACTGGCCAGGCGCAAGGGGCGCCGGAATGCCTTGAGGCAGTCCACCGTAACTGCGGTCAGGACGCGCGCTGCCCGGGTGGCTCAGCAGGCGGCAAACACGCCCGCGCCAGCGAAGGCCCCGAAGGTGGTGGAGGGAGAGACCGTGGAGCAGTTCCTGGCGCGAGGCGGCCGGGTTCAGCGGCTGGTGGCCACCTGGGAGCAGGCGGCATGAGCGACATCAAGAAGAAGGCGCAAGACCTACTACAGCTGCTGCTGTCGCAATACCTCGCCGCCGGCTTCCCGGCTGGGGACCCTGTCGCGGCTAGCGAGGCGAATGCATTGGCAATCAAGGCCATCGCCGCCGCCCTCACGCCGCCCGAAGGGTATGTACTGGTGCCGGTGGAGCCGACGCAGGAAATGGTCGATCAGGGCACGCACTGCACCCACGCCGAAGATTGGGAGGTGCGCAGCGCCTGGGTCTACATGCTAAGCCACCGTCCGGAGGTTTTGCCGTGAGCCGGATCAACTGGCCGATCGCGGTACTGGGCATGCTGTGGTGGTACATGGAGACCAGCTACTTTGGGTGGAACACCGCGCCGGAAAGCGTGGCGGAGCTGTTCGCTGACGGCATGGCGATGGCGTTCTACGCAGTCGCCTTCGCCCTACCGCCCAAGCGCTTCGAAGTGACCGTGGTGGTTAACAAGGGGGCGTCCGGTGGCTGAGCGCGCGCTGGAGCTGGTGCTGCCCTGGCCGAGCAGGGACCTCTCGCCGAACGCGCGGGTCCACTACCGGGTCAAGGCGGCAGCCACCAAGGCGGCGCGCCAGACGGCGGTGGTGCTGGCCTTCGAGGCAGGCTGGCGCGACGCCTGGCTGCCGGCAGGGCGGTTGCACCTGTGGATCAACTTCTACCAGGCGCCTGGCAAGAAGCTGCCGGACGACGACAACATGATCGGACGGTGCAAGCCCTACCGGGACGGCATCGCTCAGGTACTGGGGATCGACGACAAGCGGTTCATCAGCCACCCGTTCGTCAGCAACGAACGCCGCCCGGGCGGTCAGGTCGTGATCCGGATCACGGGCGGCCCGGAGCAGGCGCAGCCATGACCAAGTACACCTACCGCGGCGCCATGGCGCCGTCGGCGAGCGCGGACAACATGCGGCTGCAGATGGCCTGCCGCATCGCGTTGAGGTACAGCCACCGGCTCCCGACGGTGCAGGAGCTACAGGACGAATTTGGGATGCACCGGGCCACAGCGTATCGGTGGATAGCCGCCATGAGGGCAGCGCGAGACGAACAACAGAACAGCCACCAAGAGCAGGGGAACCGACATGGGTAACGTTCGCGAGCTGATGGCCCGCCTGGGTCCGAGCACCGTCAAATTTGACACCGGCCGCGGCGGGACGCCCGACCTCACCAACCAGGACATCGCGGCTGCCTTGGGCATGGTGCCTGCCGGACTGGGCCGGGAACTGCTCGAGGCGTGCTGGTGGCCGGACGGCGCCGCTCTGCGCCGGCACCGGCTGCGGGACGCGGTCATCGCGCTTGTCACCCCGGAGCTGCGCCGCCAGCAGCGCAAGCTGGCCGATGCCCGTACCGAGCTGGGCCTGGCCGAGGTGTGCATGGGCTGGGCCGGCGCCGTGACCGCCGAGCAGCGCGCCGAGCGGGACCGGGCGGCCCATCGGCTGGGGCAGGTGAAGGCGCAGTGCTGGCCGATCAGTACCCTGGAATCGCTGCCGACCTTGGCTGCAGCGGTGATCAGCGAGATTGCCAAGCGCCCGAACTGCCAGGCGTGTGAGGGCAGGGGAGAGGTGATGTCAGGTGAGCTACGCGTGGTGTGCAAGATCTGCAGCGGCTCCGGACTGGCAGGAATCAGCGACCGTCGGCGCGCGATTTCCATCGGGCGTGATGAAGCCGCTTACCGCCGGACGTGGAAGCCGGTGTATGAGTGGCTGCTGGCGCGAATGCAGGAGGCGGAGCAAGAGGCAGCTTGGCATATGAGAAACGCCATCAGTTCGGCTGCATGATGGGGTGATATTCTCCCCCGAACCCAGGGGGAGAAACGGACGTGATCATCGAGTTTACTTCGGCCATTGGTGGCCTCAAAACTGCGGTTGAGCTAGTTCGTGGGGTCGCTGCTGCAGACCGAGCCCTCAATGAAGCCGATTTGAAGCTTAAGCTACTTGGGGCCGTGAATGAGATGGTAACGGCCCAGATGGCGTTAGTAGACGCTCGCCAAGCGCTAGAGGAACGCGATGCCGAAGTTGAGCGGCTGAGGGATGCACTGTCGATCAAGGGAACGGTGGTCCTTATCAACAGCGCCTACTACATGGTGGATGGGACAGGGCGTGGAAGCGGCCACGGGTACTGCATGAGGTGCTACGAAGTCGAGCATCGACTTCGACATCTGGCATATGGACGGCTCAAGATGGGTGATTCGGCTTTCTGTCCGTCCTGTGAAACCAAGTACGCATATGCCGGTGTTTATCCTATCGAGTAGTGCGGAGGTGACACCTCCGCACTTTCCCCGCTAAATTCCTACCATCGCACGCGACCATGCCCGGCCACTGAGCCGGGCTTTTCATTTCTGGACCCGCCATGATCCTGACCGCCTCGACAATCCAGCAGGCGGTCGGCTGCAGTGCCGCCATCGCGGCCGCGTGGGCCGATCCGCTGAACACCGCCTTTCGGGTGTTCGGCATCACCACCCCGAAGAGGGCAGCTGCGTTCCTGGCTCAGGTCGGCCACGAATCGGGCGGGCTGTCCACGGTCGTGGAGAACCTCAACTACGGCGCACAGGGTCTGGCCAACACTTGGCCGAGCCGGTACGCGGTGAACCCGAAAGCCAGGCCGCTGGTGCCGAACCAGCTGGCGCGCGCGCTGGAGCGCAAGCCCCAGGCTATCGCCAACAACGCGTATGCCGGTCGTATGGGGAACGGCCCCGAGGCCAGCGGCGATGGTTGGCGGTATCGCGGTCGCGGCCCGATCCAGAACACCGGCAAGGCCAACTACGCAGGAATGAGAGATACCCTTCGAGCCAAGGGCATCGCAGGCGTGCCCGACTTCGAGGCGCAGCCAGATCTGCTGGAGCTGCCGAAGTGGGGCGCGCTCGCAGCGGGCGCTTATTGGGAAACGCGGAACCTGAATCGCCTGGCCGATGCCGGGCAGTTCGACACGATCACTGAGCGCATCAACAACGGCCAGACCGGTGCGGCCGACCGACGCGCCCGTTACGCGCGCGCGCTGAAGGTGCTGGCTCCGTGACGGCGGCGAAGAAGAAGGCGGCAAAGCTGTCGCCAATCAGCCAGCTTCAGGGGGTCCTGCTCGTGCTGGACAACCGCAGCGGCCGGCCGACGGCGGAAATGTTGGCCAACGTCCGAGAGATGGTCGGCGATGCCCTGTCGGTGCTGAATGAGCCTGATCCGGTAAAGCAGCGCATCGGCTTCGTGTTGCTCGCTATCCAGCAGTCCACCGAGGTGGTGGTTAAGACGCTTCGCGGCAAGCGCATCACCCGCGTGACCGTTGTTGATCAGCCCCTCTACCACTGGGCTCTGGAAGAGATCCACGCACTGGCAGGTGCCGCATGACCTTCGCAACCCGAAACATCGGCGCGGCCCGGGTCGGCATCGCGGTGATGGTCCTCTTCATGCTGGGCATGGCGATGGCCGTACTGAGCTCCGTGGTGATCCCCGAACAGAACAAGGATTCCTTCAGCCAGCTGATCGGCGGTTTGAACAACGCCACCGGCATGGTCATCGGCTACTTCTTCGGTATGACCCGCAGGGCTTCTGGAGCCTGATATGAACCGCCTAATCGCAACCGCGCTCGGCTTCGTCGCTTGGACCGTTCTGGTGTTCTGGGCCGGCTCCACCTTCGCCGGCCGGGGCGCCGACATCAAGGCGTCTAAGAAGGAGACGGCCCAGGCAACTGCGGTGGTTGACCAGGTGAACCAGACCCGGACCACCGAGCACACCCAGGCCGTCACCATGGCCACCATTGGAGCGAAGCATGAAGAAGACCGCGCTGCGGCCCCGGCCGTCGCTGATGTTGTTGTGGCTGACCTGCGCTCTGGTGCTCTCCGGCTGCGCAACGACCTCGCCGCGTGTCACACCGACCTCCTGTCCCAGACCGCAGCCGGCGCCCTCGAACGTGATGCGGCAGCCCAACGCCGAGAAGAGTTTGCGGGAAGAGTTGTTCGAATCGGGCGAGACGCCGACGACCAGCTCCGCGCCTGCCAAGCCGTCATCGCCGCAGACCGGGCCGAGGTGATCCAGTGAGCAATATGCTCGATGCGCACGCAAAGCCACTGATTCTGCAGTTTCAGCAGGGCGCTACGGAGCCGACGGCGAGTCAGCTGGCGCGATTGCAAGATGCGCTTGCGGCGGCATTCCCCGCCCGCCGTGTGGTCTTGCTCCCTTGTGGGATTGAGGTAGCGCCCGGGTCGCAGGAAGACCTGATGAAGATTGGAGAAAAGCTAGACGCCCTGATCGGCGCCCTGGCTGCCGAGGGCGAAGAGGAGCAGGAGAGCCCGCCCACTAGCCTGGACGGTTACGTGCTCCCCGGTGAGCGCAACCAGTCGCAGAGCCTGGGCTGATGCCGAGCTTCCCATCCAGCCACAAGCCGCTGCCAAGGCTCGCGCCTGTTCACGCTGCGCAGGTTGAGGTGGAGAACTACGGGAAAGGACGCGGCGGGCGCCCATGGCGTCGGAAGCGCGACGCGGTCATGGCTCGCGACAAGTACATGTGTCAGCCCTGCCTTCGCGCCGGGCGCACTGCGCTGGCCACTGAGGTGGATCACATCACACCCCAGGCTGAGGGTGGCTCCGACGACCAGGCGAACCTTCAGGCGATCTGCGAGGACTGCCACGTCGAGAAGACCAAGGCCGAGGCCGCGCGTGGCGCGAGTCGGTCGCATCCCCGTCGCCGACCGGCCGCGCACCCGCCCTCGAACCCCCGGGGGGGAGGGGGAAAAGTCTGAGGCGTTGCCTACGGACACCGGCCGCTCAGTCGTTTTTTTGCACCGTCAATTCAGAAAATTCAGTTTTTGAGACCCAGCCATGGCCCGCGCCCGCAAGCCCACAACGCTAAAGGTGGTGGCCGGCACTGATCGGCCCGACCGCGCCCTGGCCGAGGTAGCGGAGCTACCCCTGGTGTCTGACGTGCCCTCGGCGCCCGACTGGCTGCCGAATGCCCATGCGAACAAAGAATGGGACCGGCTCGCGCCGATCCTCCATGCCAACAAGCTGCTGACCGAGGCGGGGCTTTCCGCGCTCGGTCAGCTCTGCGCCCTGCACGGCAAAACCGTGCAGCTGTACGCCGCCGGAGAGGCGCCGGTCGCTTCCATGGTCGCCCAGCTTCGGGCGCTGATGAACGACTTCGGCCTGACACCGGCAGCACAAGGGAAGGTGAGGCCGAATGGCGACACGGAAAAGCCCGGGAACGCGTTCGCCGCGCTCGGAAAGCCGGGAGCCCGCGCCGCCAAGTGACTACGTCGACGTAGCAATCGCGTACGCGCGATCAGCGTCCACTGACCGATCCGGTCGATTCGGACGATTGATCAAGCTGGCAGCCAAACGCTTTCTGAATGACCTGAAGCGCGCCAACAAGAAAGGCGCTCCGTTCTGGTTTTCCCGCGAACACGCGAACCACGCGTGTGGATGGATCGAACTTCTGCCGCACGTCGAGGGCAAGTGGGACACGCCGGAAATCCGGCTGCATCCGTCGCATGTGTGGTTCGTGGTCCAGCTGTTCGGCTTTCGGAAGCCGGATGGCACCAGGCGATTCACGTCGGCGCTTTTCGCCGTGGCACGAAAGAACGCCAAGTCCACGCTCTCGGCGGCAATCCTGCTGTACTGCCAATGCTGCGAGGACGAAGAGGGCGCCCAGGTTATCTCGGCGGCGACCACTGGCAGCCAGGCGCGGATCATCTTCAACGTGGCCAAGCGCATGGCCGAGAAGATGGCCGATCTGCGGGACGCCTACGGGCTTGAGTGTTGGGCCAACGCCATCAGCCGGGTGGAGACCGGGGCAACGTTCAAGCCAATCAATGCGAAGGCCAGCACGCAGGACGGGTTGAATCCTTCCCATGTCGGCTTGGACGAGATCCATGCGCACAAGACGCCAGACCTGCTGAACGTGCTTCAGTCTGCGGCCGGTGCCAGGCGCAATCCTCTGTGGCTTTTCACTACCACCGAGGGATACGCCAACCCTGGGCCATGGGCCGAGATTCGGCAGTTCGCTGCCCAACTTCTGGAGGGCGTCTTTGGCGAGACCGCTGACCACTTCCTGGCGATATTCTTCGCCGTGGATAAGGACGACGCCGACTTCGACGAGAAGGCTTGGCACAAGGCCAACCCGTTGATGGACGTTAATCCGCACCTGCTCGCGGCTATACGAAAGGAGTCTGTCGAGGCGAAGGCGATGCCTTCGAAGCTGGCCGAGTTCCAGATCAAGAGGTTGAACCGCCCTGCGGCAGCGGCCAATGGTTTCATTCTGCTGCCAAAGTGGAACGCTTGCGCGGGCGACGTGGATCTGGACGCACTCAGGGACGCGCCCTGCTGGGGCGGGCTGGATCTGGCGAGCACGCGCGACCTCACGTCGCTGCGGCTCGTTTGGCGCGTCGGTGACAAAATTGTCACTTGGGGCAGGCGGTGGGTGCCGGAGTCGGCTGTCATGCAGCGGACCGAGCGCGGCACGGTGCCTTATGCCGGCTGGGTCGCCGCCGGGCTGATAGAGCAGACGGAGGGCGAGGTCACCGACTACGCGGTGATCGAACAGGCCATCCTGGATGTGCGGGATAGATTCAACCTTCAGTCACTGGCCTTCGACCGCTGGAACGCTACGGAAATGGTCAGCAGGCTGGTTGCAGCCGAGGTCCCACTGGTCGAGTTCATTCAGGGGCCGAAGTCCTACCACCCTGCGATGACTGAGCTGGAGCGAGCCTACATCGGAAAGCGCCTGGTGCATGACGGCGATCCGGTGTTGGCGTGGTGCGCTGCGAACCTGATCGCGCGCCAGGACGTGAACCTGAACATGGCACCGGACAAACGTCGGTCCCCAGACAAGATCGACGACATGACCGCACTGCTGATGGCTATCGGCGTGTCTCTCACGACCGAGGCGGATGGCGGGATGGACGACTGGTTGAGCAACCCAATTTTGGCGGGAGCCGCATGAAGACGAAGCATCAGAACGGGGTGCTTGGCCGGGTCCGGGCAGCTGTCGATGGGTGGGTTCGCTCATTCACTCTGAGGGATAAGGACCTTTTCATAGACCGCGTGATGGACAATCAGGCTGGTGTGGACGTCACGCCGAAGGCAGTGCTGCAGCTCGATGCGGTCTGGTCTTGCGTACGGTTGATCTCGGAGACCATCGCCACGCTGCCGCTCTCGATGTACGAGCGTACTAGCGGCGGGAAGCGTCTGGCCGGGCAGCACGCCATCCACTTCGTCATTCACGATCAGCCGAACCCCGATTCAACCGCTGCGGTCTTCTGGGAGGCGATGATCGTAGCGATGCTTCTGCGCGGCAATGCGTTCGCGGAGAAGCTTTATGCCGGCGATCGGCTGATCGGCCTCCAGTTCCTTGATCCCGACAGGCTCGCGATTAACAGGGATGCCAACGGGAACAAGGTGTATCGATACCTGAAGAAGGACGGCAATCCCAGGACCATTCCCGCCGGGCGGATATGGCTGATCCCGGGCTTCACCCTGGACGGTGAGGTTGGCGTGTCGGTGATCCGCTACGGCGCAAAGGTGTTCGGGAACGCAATGGCAGCGGACAAGGCAGCGGCCCAGACCTTCCGCAATGGTCTGCTGCAGACTGTCTACTACAAGATCACTCAATTTCTGAAGCCGGAGCAGCGGACGGAATTCAAGAAGAACCTGATGGGATCGATCGAGCGCGGCGAAACGCCGCTGCTCGAGGGTGGAACTGAGGCAGGGACGCTTGGCATCAACCCGTCAGACGCACAGCTGCTGGAATCACGTGCCTTTTCGGTCGAGTCGATCTGTCGTTGGTTCCGCGTTCCGCCGTGGATGGTAGGTCACACGGAGAAGTCGAGCAGCTGGGGCACGGGAATCGAGCAGCAGATGATTGGCTTCCTGACTTTCACCCTCGGGCCGTGGCTGCGTCGGATCGAACAGGCCATCAGCAAGGATTTGCTCACGCCAGGCGAGCGGATCAGGTACTACCCCAAGTTCAACGTTGAAGGGCTGCTGCGCGCGGACAGTGCAGGGCGAGCCGCCTTCTATGGAGTAATGGTGGACAAGGGAATCCTGACCCGCGACGAGGTTCGGGCGCTGGAGGACCGTGAACCGATGGGCGGCAATGCCGCGGTCCTCACCGTCCAGTCCGCTATGACCACGCTGGACGCCGTCGGCGCCAGCTCCGATGTGGCGCAGGCCCGCGCTGCGGTGCGTGCATTTCTCGGCTTCTCAGACGACAAGAAGGACTGACCCAGATGACAATCAAGACGCTGCCGGGTGTACCGGAGGGGCGCCCGTGCGCGGCCGTAAGCAGCCAGCTGCAGCCCCGCGCCTTGGACCGCTGGAACGCCGGCGTCCGCGCAGCGGCTGATTCCGACGCCGACCGCACCATCAGTATCTACGACGTGATCGGCCAGGATTATTGGAGCGGCGAGGGTGTAACGGCAAAGAGGGTTGCGTCTGCCCTCCGCAGCATGGGAAAAGGCCCGGTCACCGTGAATGTGAACAGCCCCGGCGGCGACATGTTCGAGGGCTTGGCGATCTACAACCTCCTTCGCGAACACAGCGGCGAGGTGACCGTGAAGGTCCTTGGCTTGGCTGCGTCTGCGGCGTCGGTGATTGCCATGGCGGGCGACACAGTACAGATCGCCCGAGCAGGCTTCCTGATGATCCACAACGCATGGGTGATGGCGATCGGCAACCGTAACGACCTTGAAGAGGTGGCAGCAACTTTGAAGCCCTTCGATGACGCGATGGCGAGCGTCTATGCGGCGCGGACGGGCCAAGACGTGAAGGCAATGGCCAAGCTGATGGACGCTGAGACCTGGATTGGCGGAGAGGCAGCCGTCGCAGACGGGTTTGCCGATGAGCTCTTGGCCTCCGACCAAGTCGAGAAGGGAACCGAGAGGCAGGGCGCATCCGCAGCCCGCCGGATGGAGGCCCAGCTGCGCGCCTCCGGCATGCCGAAGTCTGCCGCCATGCGGCTGATGAGCGAGTTCAAGACCGGCGAGGGTGATCCCGCCGGCGGCGGTGAGGGAGATCCCACCGGACAGAGTCGGCTCGCGCCGGACTCTCTTAGCGCTACTGCGGCGCTCGCCGCATCCCTCACCACTATCAATAGCAAGGAGTAACCGATGCCCATCGATACTGACATCCAGGCAATCAATGCCAGCCTCAAGACCGTCGGCGAGCAGCTGAAGGCCCAGGCAGAGCAGGCCGCATCCAACGCCAACCTCAACACCGAGACCCGCGCCAAGGTCGACGAGCTCCTGATGAAGCAGGGCGAGCTGCAGGCCAACCTGCAGGGTGCCGAGCAGAAGCTGGCGAAGCTCGAGGCCAACGGCGCAGGCGGCGACGTCCAGCACCAGACGTACGGTCAGCAGTTCGTCAGCGACGAAAAGTGGAAGGCTTTTGTCGGCCAGACCACGCCGCGCGGCCGAGTCGACATGACGTTCCAAGCCGCGATCACGACGGTCACAACCGACACCGACGGAGCGGCGGGCGACCTGGTGACATCCACCCGGCTGCCGGGGATCATCGCTCCACCGGACCGCCGTATGACCGTCCGCGATCTGATCACCCCGGGCCGCATGGACGGCAGCGTGCTCGAGTACGTGAAGGAAACCGGCTTCACCAACAACGCGGCTCCGGTGGCCGAGACCGCGAAGAAGCCGGAATCGACCATGAAGTTCGACCTGGTCAGCACCACGGCGAAGGTGATCGCTCACTACGTGAAGGCGTCGCGGCAGATCCTCAGCGATGCTTCGCAGCTCGCGAGCTACATCGACGGTCGCTTGCGCTACGGTCTGGCGTTCAAGGAAGAGCAGCAGTTGCTGAACGGTGATGGCACCGGCCAGAACCTGCTGGGGATCATTCCCCAGGCCACGGCCTACGCCGCTCCGTTCAGCCCCGCGAACGCCACGGTGATCGACAAGATCCGCTTGGCGATGTTGCAGGCGGAACTGGCGGAGTACCCGGCCACCGGCATCGTCATGCACCCCATGGACTGGGCGCGTGTCGAGCTGACCAAGGACAGCACCGGCCGCTACATCATCGGCAACCCGCAGGGCACCATCGGCGCCACCCTGTGGAACCGACCGGTCGTTGCAACCCAGGCGATCGCCGAGGACAAGTTCCTCACCGGCGCGTTCCGCTTGGGCGCGCAGGTCTTCGACCGCTGGCAGGCCCGTGTTGAGGTTGCCACCGAGAACGAAGACGACTTCGTCAAGAACCTGGTGACCATCCTGGCCGAAGAGCGATTGGCGCTGGCGGTTTACCGCCCGCAGGCCTTCATCTACGGCGACCTGGGCAACGTCTCGCCGTAACCACCATAGAGGGCCAGATTTCCCTGGCCCTCCTTTTCCGGGAGCAATCCGATGCTGATCAAGTTCAAAGGGGATGACCCCCGCTCGGGAACTGTGGTGCGCATGGACAGTAGCCGCGGGCAGTACTTCATCGACACAGGCGCCGCTGATGCGGTGAAAGAAGACGACGGGGTAGAGAAGCCGCCGGCTGCCCCGGCCAAGCCGGCGGGTGGGGCGGAGCCTACGCCTGGCCAGAAGCTGGTCGCTGCAACGGCAGCAGACGTCATCACGGCGGTTGAGGCGTTGGCCGACTCCGAGTTGCTGCAAGCTGGCCTCGAAGCCGAGCAAGCCGGTAAGAAGCGGAAGACGGTCCTTGACGCGCTTACTGCCAAACTTGAAGCCGTGAAGGCCTAACCGTGGAGCTGATCACGAGCGAACAGGCTCGGCTCCACTGCCGGGCCGATGCCGGGGTTGATGACCAGATGCTTGAGCTGTACGGCAGCGCAGCGGAGCAGGCTGCTCAGAACTTCCTCAATCGGCGTGTGTATCCCGATCCGGAGGCCATGGCCTCAGCCGTTTTGGACGGCTCGGCTGGGTGCTACCCGATGGTGGTGAACGATGCAATCAGGGCCGCTATCCTGCTGATGCTTGGCCACCTCTACCGCAACCGTGAAGCCGTCGTGTCGGAGGCTGCCAACGAACTGCCGCTTGGAGTGACGCAGCTGCTCTGGCCGCATCGTGTCGGATTGGGGGTTTGAAATGACCCTCGCAGCAGGCTCGCTTTGTCATCGGGTGGAATTGCAGAACCAGGTGAGTACGCGGGATGAAGACGGGATTCTGACGACCACGTGGCAGACGGTAGACACCGTCTGGGCTTCCGTGGAACCGCTCTCCGCACGGGAGTTCATCCAGAGCGGCCAGGGCCAGGCCGCTGTGACCGCCCGCGTCACCATCCGATATAGGCCTGATGTGGACGCAAGCTGGCGCGCTCTGCATCGGGGCAAGGTCTACAACATCGCCGGCGTGTTGGCGGACAGGGATTCGGGTCTTGAGTATCTGACCCTGCCTGTTTCAACCGGGGTCAACGACGGCCAATGATCGAGTTCGACCTGCTTGGGCCGGGCCCCAGTGCGTGCCTCGCGCTTGCCGACCGGCTGCGCGGGCGGCGCCTAGGGGTCGTCAACAACGCGTTCGAGCTGGCGCCATGGGCTGACTTTCTGGCTGCCGCCGACCGAGCGTGGTGGCTCGCGCATCCGGCCGCGCTACAGTTCGAGGGAGCGCGGTACAGCGGCAACATGCTGAGCGGCGTCCAGCAGCTCGCGGGTGTGGAGACTAACTGGTGTAGCGGCGTTCTGGGATTAGCAGCTGCTGCCAGCCACGGTGCAGAGCTGATTCGGCTGCACGGGTTCGATATGCATGGTTCTCACTTTTTCGGCAGGTACGACAACGGCCTTCGCAACACCGAAGCAAAGCACCGACGCACCCATTGCCAGCAGTTCGCTCACTGGGGTGCGGCGCACCCCCATGTGCAGGTAATTAATTGCACGCCGGGCTCTCAGCTACTTTGCTTCCCATTCGAGCTGGAGCAACCATGAAGGCCGAGTTCTCGATTACCGGCATCCCCGGGATCGTCCGGACCCTGAACAGCCTGCCGGCCGAGATCGTCAGCAAGAAGGGCGGTCCGGTAAAGCTGGCGCTGGCCAAGGCTGCGCGCCTGGTGAGGGATGAAGCGAAGAGCAACCTGCAGCGCTCTATCGAGCTACGCGGAGCCGACAGCACCGGAACGACGGTGAGGTCGGTCATCGCCAGCCGGGGCAAGGCGCCCAGCGACGGCAATGGCGAGCGCTACCTGGTCCGGGTTAAGAAGCGCTCCTTCGTCAATGCCCGCGGGCAGAAGACGTCCACGCTCCTGACCGCCAACCTGATGGAGTGGGGATCCGGACACCAGCCAGCCACCCCGTGGCTGCGCCCGGCGGTGACAAGCAAGGGCCAGGAGGCCATTGACGTGATGGTGACCGACCTGAGCCGTCGCATCGATCTTATCGTTCGGCAGCTGGCCGCCAAGAACGGGAGCGCGGGCTGATGTTTCCAAAGGTCTACCGCACCATCCACACCGCGGCGGTCGCCGCCATCGTCGACACGCGCATCGGCCGGCACGGCGAAGTGTCCCAGACCGAGCAGCGCCCCTACATCACCTGGCAGATCGTGACCGGAGTGCCGTACGAAAACCTCAGCGCGGCACCGGGCGGCGACTTCACCACGGTGCAGCTGGACTGCTATCACCCCAACGATGCCGGCGCGGAAGAGCTGGCGCTGGCGGTGCGTGCTGCCCTGGACGCGGCGCTGATCTGCAACCGAGTCGTGCTCGACAACCGCGATCCGGACACGAAGCTCTACCGTGTCGGCATGGAAGCCGACTTCATCGACCAGCGGTGAGCCGCTGGCACCACTCCCAACCCGACCGCCGCAAGGCGGTTTTTCTTTGACCAGAGGACTTTGCAATGACCGAGGGCGTCATCAAGACCCAGGGCACCGAACTCTTCACCGTTGACACGCTCAGCTCCAGTGTCGCCTCGGTCCTGAAGTTCGAGTGCCCGACGGGCATTACCGGCCTGGGCGGCGCTGCCGACCAGATTGAATCCACCTGCCTGAGTACCGTGGGCGACAAGGAATACGAAGGTGGCTTGGGTAACCCCGGCCAGGTCACCGTGCCCTTCAACTTCATTCCTCGCAGCCTCTCCCACCAGATCCTCTTCGACCTGAAGAAGTCGCGACAAGTCATCCCCTGGATGGTCGGGCTGAGCGACGGCGTGGCGGTCCCGGCCTTGGACTCCGACGACGAACTGGTGGCACCGGCGTCGCCGCTTCGCAGCTCGCTCGGCTTTCGCGGCTACGTGTCGGACGTGAACATCGACATCGCAACGAACGAGATCGTGCGCGGCACGCTCACGATCCAGCGCAGCGGCGAGGTGGTCCAGTACTGGAACGGGCCGTACTCGGCCTAACGGCTTTCGCAGCACCCTTTCGGGGTGTCGGCTCTACGCGCCCAGCCGTCGCGTATCCGGCGCCCCACCTTCCGAGAACGGCTGATGGATAAGAGCAAAATTCTGACGAGCAGCGCCCCGGTGGCGCGAGAGGTGACTTTCTCCGACGGCACCACCGATACAGTGCACTTCAAGCAGGTGAGCGCTGGCCAGATGCGCCGCTGGCGTGCCGCCGAGGCTGACGCGGACGACCAGGTCCGGTTTTTCGCCATGCAACGCCTGATCGCGGCCAGCCTGTGCGACGCCGAGGGCCAGCCGGTGCTGACTGAAGAGGAATCGAAAAATCTGACACCCAACGGGCTGACGGATCTGTTCCCGCACGTGATGGCCGTAGCCGGCATCGGTGAGGACGCAAAAAAGTCATCGCCGAGCGCGGACGCGAGTACTTCAGCTGCATCCTAGGCCTCGCGCTCGGCAAGACCCTTGGGGAGATCGACGATCTTCCCGAGCCTGAGTTCCAGCGCTGGCTGGCGTTCTACCAGCTGTACCCCTTTGACGACCTTCATCGCTACCACCGGCCTGCGGCCTTGGTTGGCGCGAGCTTCGGCGGGTCGATCCAGAAGAACCTCGAGTACTTGCAGCCGGTTCCGGTTGTCCACGAATTCCCCGATGCCGATCTGCGCACCCTCGCAGCGTTCGGCCTGAAACCACCGAGAGGCTGATCTGATGGCAACTGCCGGCTCCATCGTCGTCGACCTGCTGATGAAGACCGGGTCGTTCGTGACGGACACCCAGCGCGCTGAAAAGTCCATGAAGGGGCTGGAGCGCACGGCCGCCGGCGTCAGCAAGGGGATCGTGGCTGGGTTCACCGCGGTGGGTAGCGTGGTGGGAGGCGCGATCGCGGCCATCGCCAGCGTCGACGCGGCAATTGCCGGCCTCACCAACGCGATCAACGCCGCTGACCGCATCGACGAGCTGTCTGCCCGGTTCAGCATTTCGACCGAGACGCTTTCGGGCTGGGGCTACGCGGCGAAGATGACCGGCTCCGACCTTGAATCGCTGGTCGGCATCATCCCGAAGTTCTCCAAGAACATCGCCGATGCGTCGAAGGCCGGCAGCGAGGCGGACAAGACCTTCAAGGCGCTGGGTATCTCGGTCAAAGACCAGGCCGGAAACCTTCGCAGCTTCGAGGACCTGCTGCCGGAGGTGCAGAACCGGTTCGCGGGCATCAGCAACGAGACGACGAAGACGGCGCTGGCGATGCAGCTATTCGGCAAGTCCGGCGCCGAGTTCCTGGAGTTCCTGAGCCTGGGCGCGGACGGACTGCGCACCATGGAGGAACGTGCCCGGTCCCTCGGTATCGTGATCGACGCCGAGACGGCTGGAGCAGCGGCCGAGTTCAACGACCGCGTCGACGACCTTCGAGCCGCGACGCAGGGCTGGTTCACCCAGCTGGCAGCGGACCTGTTGCCGACGCTGACCGACCTAACCACGCAGCTTGTAGACATTGCCAGAGAGGGCGGCGGCGTCCGCGACATCGCAGCGTCCATCGCCAGTGCATTCCAGGAGATTGGCAAAGCAGCAGAGATCTTCGGGGTTGTGGAGAGCTGGCTTGACCGCCTCCGCGGTGGTTTGGTAGCGGTCGAGAAGCAGGGGAACGCGGTAGTCAAGCTCGTCACCGGCCAGTACAGCGGACTGCCTGGCACGCAGGGCGGCGGCTGGGGAGCGTTCGCCCAGGATTACCAACGGGGCACAGAATTCGCCGACAAGGGCTGGAAGGCGATGCAAGCTGGCCCCCTCGGCATCCCCGAGGGCGCCCGCAGCGGGCCGCGGGGTCGGCGCACCCAAGCGACCGCCGACGAGATCCAAGCCACCAAGGACCAAACCGAGCAGCTGCGCCGTGCTGCAGAGTGGGAAGGAAAGCTGCAGTCCCTGTGGGGTGAGAGCGCAGAGAAGTCAAAGCGGGCGTCCAAGGCGAAGAAGGAGGGGATGACCGAGGAGCAGAAGGCTGCCGAGGCGCTGGCGAAGTCCTACGACTCGCTCAGTACCAGCATGGACCGGCGGCTCTACCTGCTCGAGCATGGCGACAGCCAGGCGGCGGCCGTGCAATACGACCTCGAACGCGGCGAGCTGCAGAAGCTCAGCAATGAGCAGAAGGCCAACCTGCAGAACATGGCGCAGGTGATCGACGCCATGGAGGATTACAAAGCCATCTACGGCGACGGCATCGACTCCATGGCCGGCAAGACCAAGGAAGCGACCGACTCGATGTCGGTGTTCGCCGATCAGGCCGCCCGCAATATGCAGAGTTCATTCGCCGATTTCTTGTTCGACCCGTTCGAGGATGGGTTCGATGGGATGGTGAAGGGCTTCGCCGACTCGCTGAAGCGCATGGCGGCGGAGGCGGCGTCGGCTGAGATCTTCAAGATGATCGGGAACTGGGCATCGAGCTACAGCGGCGGCGGCTCCAGCTGGATCAACGCCATCGGCAGCGCAATCAGCTCATACGGCGGCGGCCGCGCCGGTGGCGGACCGGTGGCTGGGGACAACGTGTACCGGGTCGGCGAGGGTGGTCGGCCGGAACTGTTCCAGCAGGGTGGCAAGTCGTACCTGATCCCCGGCGACGCCGGCTCAATCGTTCCCGTGACCGTCGGCATGCAGGCATCCACGGCGGCCGGCGCCGGCGGTGCGCCGGTCACCGTCATCACGAACGTCACGGTCACCGATGGCGGCGCGCAGACCACAACCAGCGGGAGCAGCGACCGCCTCGGTCAGCAGCTCGGCACGCTGGTTAGCAACCTGGTGAAGAAGGAAATGGTTCAGCAAATGAAGCCTGGCGGCCTGCTATCGGCGGCGGGAGCGCGCTGATATGGCAGACATCTTCACCTGGTGCGTCCGCACCGACACCACCGGCACCGGGACCTTCGACGTGGCGCAAGCCAAGTTCGGCGACGGCTACAGGCAGACAATCCCGCAAGGACTCAACAACGAGAGTCAGCAGTGGCCGATTTCCATTGTCGGACGCGAAGCAAAGGTCGGGCCCGCTCTTGCATTCCTGCGCGCACGACAAGGCGGCGTTTCCTTCCTGTGGACGCCTCCTCTGGGGGTGCAGGGGCTGTACCTCTGCAAGTCCTACAACCTCACCGCGCACGGCAATGGCGTCTTCACGCTGAGCGCGACATTCGAACAGACCTTCCAGCCGTAAGGAACCGCTATGGCACGCCAAGTCATCGATACCAATCCGCCGATGGGCGACCCAGCGCCGACAGCATTCGAGAAGTGCAATCTCAACTTTGCCGAGCTGTACACCGGCGTCGCATCAGCCTCTGCTAACGCCAGCGCGGCTCAGTCCACAGCAATTACGGCACAGGCCACAGCTAATGCGGCCTTGCCTGCAACTGCAACCACGTCGGTTCTGAATACAAATCAGCTTAGGATAAATACGGGCGCGATTGCATCAGGTCAGTATCAAGGGCATTTCCCGCTGTACGTCGCGGCGAACCCTGGGAACAATTCTGACGTTCTTCAGGCGCACTACTATCGCGATGACGCCTCTGGAAACGGTTGGGCAAACTTCAACTGGCGCATTGGTAGGTACGTCGATGGGCAGACGATCTCGCTGGTTCAATTCACAAAAGACAACTCCATTGCCTTGATCGCAGGCTCATCTCGGTTCAATTTCAACCAGAACGGAAATGCAACTGCGCCGGGTAGTTTCGTCAACGGTGGCTCAGACCCCGCGATTAAGGATCCACAAAGTCTCCGCCCTGTCGTCGGTGCTACCGAGGCTCTGCGAGGCCTGAACGTTCGCATCGGCAGGTACTTGGAAGAGTTCAATCCTGATGGCCTCGATCGCGCATTTGTTATGGCCGACGACGCCATGCGCGAGCACACGCCTGAAGTGATCATTGAGGACGTTATTGATGGGCAGTACGCCGGATGGGCGACTGATCAGCTCATCGCGTACTTGGTCGCAGCGCATGAGGAGGGTTGCCAGCGAGAGGCTGTGCTACAGGCTCGGCTGCTGGCGTTGGAGGCGTGCCTCGCAGATCCGGCTGAAACTGAGCCGGCGCCCGAGCAGCCAGCATGATCACCGCCGATGCTCAGCAGCTCGAACCGGGCGGCCGGGTCACCGTTTACGAGCTTGACGCCAGCAGCTTCGGCGCGGACCAGCTGTTCTTCCACCAGCACCTGCAGTCGGGTGTGATCTGGTGGCAGGGCCAGGAGTACGGCGCCTGGCCGATAGAAGCCACAGGATTCGAACGAACCAGCGACCAGCCGCCGAACCCGCGCTTGCGCGTCAGCAACATCGATGGCCGCATCGGTGCCCTGTGCCTGCTGTTCGATGACCTCGCGGGTGCGCGCCTCATCCGCCGGCAGACGCTGGTGAAGTACTTGGATGCAGCGAACTTCCCAGGCGGGAACCCGACGGCTGATCCCGGAGAGCATTTCCCCGACGAGGTTTGGTTCATTGAGCGCAAGGTCTCCGAGGACTTCGAGACCATCGAGTTCGAGCTGACCACCGCGATCGATCTGAACGGTGAGCAGCTGCCCGGCCGGCAGTGCCTGCCTTTTTGCAGCTGGATACTCAGGGGCGGATATCGCGGCCCCTACTGCACCTATAACGGCCCACCGGTGGCGGACATCAACGATCAGCCGACGGACGATCCGGCCAAGGACGACTGCAGCGGCTTGGTCCGCGCCTGCAAGATGAGGTTTGGCGAGAACAACCCGCTGCCGCACGGCGGCACCCCTGCGGCCGGCCTGCTGCGCACCTGACCACCTGCACCACCTGCACATTCCCGCTGCACCTGCAGCCCCCAGCCCGCCTCGCGCGGGCTTTTTCATGGGCCAAACCATGCAACAGAGCACCCTGCAGGCCATCCAGGCACACGCCGTGGCCGAGTATCCCCGTGAGTGCTGCGGGCTGGTGGTGGCCACCGCCGATGGCGAGGTCTACATCGCGTGCCAGAACACCGCGGCGACGCCCAGTGAGCACTTCCGCCTGCCTGCTGCGGACTATGCGGCAGCTGAGGACCTTGGCGAGATCCTTGCGGTCGTGCACAGCCATCCGAATGCCGCCGCGCACCCATCGGACGCAGACCGCGTCATGTGCGAGGAAAGCGGTCTGGTCTGGCACATCGTGAGCGTTGGCCAGGTTGCCGACGAGGCCCCCGTGTGCGCCGATCTCCAGACCATCCAGCCTTGCGGATTCCGCGCACCTCTGGTCGGCCGGCAATTCGCACATGGCGTGCTCGACTGCTACACGCTGGTGCGGGACTTCTACGCCACGAAGCTTGGCGTGCGCCTGTCGCAGTACGAGCGCGAGGACGACTGGTGGGAGAAGGGCCAGGACCTCTACAGCATGGACCGCCTTCTGGCAGAAGGCTTCGAGCCCGCCACCGGTGAGCTGCAGCGCGGCGACATGATTCTGATGCAGATCCGGTCGACGGTGACCAACCATGCCGGCGTCTACCTCGGCGATGGGCAGATGCTGCACCACCTCCACGGGCGGCTGTCAGAACGTGTGCCATATGGCGGCATGTGGGCTGAGCGCACCCGCTGCATCGTCCGTCACCGTGAGGTACGCCATGACTGAGCGCGTACGGACCGTGATTCTCTCCGGACCGCTGGGCCGTGAGTTTGGCCGTGAGTTTCGCTTGGCCGTGAACAGCCCGGCTGAGGCCCTGCGCGCGCTGTGCATCCTGGTGCCTGGCTTCCAGCAGTTCCTGGCGAAGGCCAAGAGCAGGGGCCTGGAATTCGCCGTTTTCATTGGCCGCCAGAACCTAAGCGTGCAGCAGCTCCACGATCCGCCGGGTCGGGACGTGATCCGAATCGCGCCCGTGCTGGTGGGAGCCAAGCGGGGTGGCGTGCTCCAGACCATCCTGGGCGTCGTGCTGATCGTGGTCGGGGTCTATCTGAATGCTGCCACCGGCGTCAGTGGCACCCCCTTCATCAACCTCGGCGTCAGCATGGTGGTGGGCGGCGTGGTCCAGATGCTATCGCCCCAACCGAAGGGGCTCGGTGCGAAGGACAGCGCTGAGAACGCGCCGAGCTACAGCATGAACGGGACCGTCAATACGCAGGCTCAGGGTAACCCGGTGCCGCTCGCCTACGGCGGCCATGACACCAAGGGCATGCTGGTCGGGTCAGCCGTAATCAGCGGTGGCATCCTGGCGGAGGACCAGCAGTGAACCTTCCTGCGGCCTATCCCTTTGCTGGAGCGGAGCTGGCCTTGCCCAAGGCCTGCCGGGAGCTGGTAGGCGCCGGCGGTAAGAGCGGCAGCAACGCCCGTACACCGGTGGAGACCCCCGACAGCCTGCGCTCCATCGCCCGCGCTCGCATCCTCGATCTGGTGTCGGAGGGCGAGCTGCGCGGCCTGGTCGCCGGAAACCAGTCGATTTACCTCGATCAGGTGCCGGTGCAGAACGGCGACGGCTCGTTCAACTTCGAAGGCGTCCGAATCGAGACTCGCTCCGGCACCCAGGATCAGGAGCACATCGCCGGCTTCCCCGCCGTCGAGAATGAGATCGCGGTCAACGTCGAACTCCGCAGCGACAACCCCGTGGTGCGCAGTGCCACTGGTTCGGACTTGTCCGCCGTTCGCCTCCGCTTCGGCGTCCCTGCGCTGCAGCAGATCAACACTGAGAATGGCGACACTAACGGCTATGCGATCACGTATGCGGTGGATTTGGCCACTGACGGTGGTCCTTACGGCAATGTCCTGGTCGACACGATCCGCGGCAAGACCACAACCCAGTACGAGCGCAGCGTCCGCATTGATCTCCCTGCCGGCTCTCAGTGGCAGGTCCGTGTTCGCCGCCTGACCCCCAACGCGAACAGCTCGACCGTCTCGGACACCATGAACGTGCTGTCGATGACGGAGGTCATCGACGCCAAGCTGCGTTACCCGAACTGCGCGCTGGTTGCGGTCGAGGTCGACGCGAGCCAGTTCCAAAACATCCCGACGCGGTCTTACCGGGTGTGGGGCCGCATCGTCCGGATCCCCAGCAACTACGACCCGATCACGCGCAGCTACTCCGGCATCTGGGACGGCACCTTCAAGCCCGGATGGACCAACAACCCGGCTTGGGCATTCTTCGACATCGCGACCAACGACCGGTTCGGCTTGGGCCACCGGATCCCACTGGACTGGGTCGACAAGTGGCGTCTGTACCAGATCGCCCAGTACTGCGACCAGTTGGTGAGCGACGGCCTCGGGAGCATGGAGCCGAGGTTCACCTGCAGCTTGTACATGCAGACCCGGGCCGATGCCTACAAGGTCCTGCAGGACATGGCGTCGATCTTCCGGGGCATCAGCTTCTATGCCGCTGGCCAAGTCATGGCGTCGGCGGACATGCCTGCGGACCCGGTCTTCACATACAGCCAGGCGAACGTCATCGATGGGCGATTCAGCTATGAGGGAACGGGCAGGCGAGCCCGGCACACGGTGGCGCTGGTCTCCTGGACCGATCCGGACGACTTCGGCAGGCAGAAGGTCGAGACAGTCCAGTACAAAGCGGGCGTCCAGCGTTACGGCATTCAGCAGACCGAGGTAACGGCGGTCGGCTGCCATTCGCGTTCGCAGGCACAGCGCGTCGGCAACCACATCCTCTACACCGAGAATCTGGAGACGGAGACGGTCTCCTTCGGCGTCGGCCTCGACGTGCTGAACTGCATGCCGGGCGACATCATCCAGGTTGCTGACCCGGCGCGAGCAGGGCGCCGCAATGCCGGGCGCATCAGGAGCGCAGGCGTGGACAGCCTGGTGCTGGACAACCTGCCGGAGGTTATTGCACCCGGTGACACCTTGCGAGCCACGCTGCCCAACGGGCGCACGGAGGCACGTACAGTTGAGCAGGTGGTCGGTAGAACGGTGACCGTAACCGCCCCGTGGTCGGCCATTCCGGTGCCGCAGTCGATCTGGTCTCTGGAAAGCACCGAACTGGTGCTACAGCAGTTCCGAGTGCTGACCATCAGCGAGAACCCGCCCAACGATGAAGGAGGCATCACCTATCGGGTGACGGCGCTGAAGCATGTGCCGGGCAAGTACGCCGCGATCGACGACGGCACGCGCCTCGAGCAGCTGCCGGTCAGCATCATCCCGCCCAGCGTTCAGGCCCCCCCTACCAACGTGCACCTGACCTCGCACTCGGTGATCGACCAGGGGATCGCGACGCACGTCATGACCATAGCCTGGGATGCTGCGCCCAACGCAATTGCCTACGACGTGGAGTGGCGCCGGGACGACCTTGACTGGGTCCGCGCCGGCCGTGTGTCCGCCGCCAGCATCGATATCCGCGGTGTTTACACGGGCAACTATATTGCCCGCGTGCGATCGGTAAATGCGCTGAACGCCGTGTCGCTGCCGGCCATGAGCCCGCTGACCCTCATCGAGGGAAAGACCACGCCGCCGCCGGCGGTGACCTCGCTCATCACTACCAGTCTGGTGTTTGCCATCGGGTTGGAGTGGGGATTCCCCGCAGGCGCCACGGACACGCAACGTACGGAAATTTGGTATGGACCGTCGCCTGACCGAGCCGCCCCCGGAACGATCAAGCTGGGCGACTTCGCCTACCCACAGAGCAAGCATCAGATCAACGGCCTCGCGGCGGGCACACGGTTCTTCTTCTGGGCGCGTCTGGTAGACCGCAGCGGGAATATCGGTCCCTGGTATCCCGCCGATACCGGCGTGATGGGGGAGGCCAGCACAGACCAGACCGAGTACGACGAGTACTTCTCCGGTCGGATCAGCGAGAGCGCGCTGGGCCAGGAGTTGTTGGCCAAGATCGAGGCAATCGACAGCCTTGAGCCGCTGCTGCCGCTCCTGTGGAGCGCTGATGGCGTCTATCAGCAGGGCCAGACCGTTGTTTGGAACGGGCGCACCTACAGCTGGACCAAGGCGGAGGAGGGGAACAGCCAACCTCCCGGCAGCGACTGGCAGGATGTAGGCGCTGGCATGGCAACGTACGGCGCGCTGGTCAGCCAGGTCAACATCAACACGCAGAACATCAGCGACGTCAATGACGTTGTGACGGCGCAGGCCCAACAGATCTCGGGCATCACCGCCCAGATCTCTCCAAAGGGCGCCGGCGACGACATCTGGGGCGCGGGCAGTGTGGACGTGTTCGCCGGCACGATGACGATCCAGAGCGTGTTCGCGAACGCTGATCTTGTGCAAGCCATTCGCACCGATCAGGTTGAGGTCGGATTAGGTCAGGCGACTGCAGCCGTGCAAGCGGAGAGCCTCGCGCGCGCGACAGGAGATACCGCGCTTGGAAGCCGGATCGACACCACCAACGCCAGCCTGGGTAGCACCAACGCAACGGTCCAGCAGGTCAGCCAGTCCGTTGTGACGTTGAACGGCAAGGTGGCCGCGACCTACACCATCCGCGCCCAGGTGACGTCGGGCGGGAAAATCTACGCCTCGGGCATGGGCCTGGGCGTCGAGCAGCAGCCCGATGGAAGCTATCAGTCGCAGGTACTGTTCCAAGCCGATCGATTCGCCGTGATCAACGTCGTCAACGGCAGCATCACCTCGCCGTTCGTGATCCAGGGCGGCCAGACCTTCATCAGTCAGGCGCTCATCGGCACCGGCTGGATCCAGAACGCCATGATCGGCGAGATCATTCAGGCGACTGCTACTGGCGCCGGCGGGCAGCCGCGTTGGAAGCTGGATAAAAGCGCTGGGTTGACGATGGTCGGACCTGTCGGCAGCAGCGGTTACATGGTTCTCAACGAACAGGCTCTGCGCTTCTGGAATACCGCTGGAACGTTCGCGATTTGCGAGTTCGGGGAGCTGCTGTAATGGCCTACGGACTTCGACAGCGTGACCCAAACACAGGCGCGATCCTGATCGATATCACGACCCGTCTGCCCAAGATCATGGGGCGTGTGACTATTTCGGCGGGTGCGAGCGGCTTCATCGACGTGCCAGTGATGGGCAATAACCCGTTGGTCTACTGGTTCAACGCGAATACATCGCAGCCAGATTTCAACACCTCGCCGATCATCACGGATGATGGTGCGAACCGGGTGAGCTGGAGTTACGTTTCGCCAAACCCGCTCTACCAGCGCAGCGGCGTTCTCGTATACGGGAGGTATTGACGTGGTTGCTGGTGTGCGTATTAGGCCGGGCGATGGATCGCTGATCCAGATCGATCCTACGTGGGAGTGCTTGGCGCTGAAATCTGTCGGCAGCGTCGTCTGTGCCTCGTACACCACGCCGGGGCAGGGTGGTAAGACGGTGGGGCGAGGCACGATCTCCCTGGGCGGGTGCAATGAGCCTATCCTGGTGGTCGAAAGTGCGGGGACCTTCGTGGGTGTGATGTCGAAGACGCAATCAGGAGCGACCTTCACCTGGACGCTGGTAACCGAAGCTCCCGGAGCAACAGTGAACTATTGGGTGTTCGACACCACCGATGTCGCGCAGATGGCGTTCATTCTCACTAAGGGGATGCGCTTCCGGGACCCTGCGAACGGCCGCGTAATCTTCGATTCCCGCTACAAGTATCTGCGGTTCCTGCAGATGATCAACCTGGACGCGGGAACCGCCGACACCAACGTGGCGATCCCTGTCACTTCGGGATACGGCGTTTCCATATGCAACTCGGGCTTTTACACCGCGATCGTGGGCGGCCCCGTGGGCGGTGGTCCATTCTGGCAGAACAACAATGCCAGCTACGTCGTGGGTGTGCGCACCAACGCCAATGGCACCGTGACAATCAAGCTGATCAACCTGATCAGCAACATCACGGACGGTCCGAGCAACCCACCACCGACAGGGCTGATGGGTAGCCGAAAGTTCATCGGGCAGATCGTGGACCTGCGGAACTACTAGCGCACGGTGCGCGGACGCTTCTGCCGGCCGTCCTGGTGCTTCACAGACCAGGGCGTCACGAGATAGCCAGCGCGCTGCCAGTTGACCTGCGAGAAGTGGTTTTCCCGCGCGTCGACGGCGGTGCCGTTCACCAGGACGTAGGGCAGGGCGGTACTTGGCAGATCGCAAGTGCTCAGGAAACCATCGGTCTTCACTCTCAACAGGTACGGGCCGCTGCCCTCCACCTGGCCGCAGACCGTCGAGCGCGCGGCCTTCGAGGCTTCGACTGCACGCGGTGCGATCCGCACCACGAACGCGTCGAGGCTCTCGCCGGGGTTCGACTTTTCTTGATACAGGTCCATGGTTCGCGCGTGGATGACGCCGGTATCGGCGGCTGCGGCGGTTCCGGCGGCGGCGATGGCAAGTACGGCGGTGATCAACATTGTGCGCATGACGCTCTCCTTGTGTGATGCAGCTACATAGCCGAGGCTAGCCGCAAAACCTGCGACATGCTGATGCGAGAAGCATTCTCGTTCGAGGGATCGACTGGGTTACGCCACGGGTTCGAGCAGACGTTCCGCGTTTATGCGCGGGGAGTTGACGTCACGACTCACCCGGTACGCCTCCATCGGCGGCGGCTCGCTGGCCAGCAGCATCGCCATGGCGCCGTCTGCGTCCGTCTTCATCCACTCTTCGGCCTGGGCAGGGGCCAGCCACACTGGCATGCGGTCGTGGATGTCAGCCGATACGCCGCTGCTGTCTCCGGTGATGATGGTGAATGTGCCCAGGTTGCCCTCTCCGAGCAGCTTACTAGCGTCCTCCCACAGCCCAGCCGCCCACAATGGCGTTGCTGCAAGGATGAACCAAGGGTCCTTCCCGTTGTCATCGGGATTGACGGACCACTCGTAGTAGCCGGCCATCGGGATCAGGCACCGCCGCGCCTTGAACGCGCTGCGGAACGCCGGCTTGGTGGACACCGTCTCGATTCGAGCGTTGATGGTGGAACCCTGGAGGCCCTTGGCCTTTGCCCAGAAAGGCAGCAGGCCCCAGGCCAGCCGTTGCACCTGCAGGCCGTCCCCTCGGTCCAGCACCACCGCCGCCCGCTGCGTCGGCGCCAGGTTGTAGCTAGCCGGCAGGGAAAGGAGGTCGCCCACCAGCTTGGGGAAGCCCAAGCTGGCGGCATCTCGGATAGGTGTCTGGACGAAGCGGCCGCACATGCCGGGAACATACCCTACCGTTTATCCGAAAACCGTCGCGCCGCGTGCACGCGGGCGGATCGCGGGTGTAGTGTCGCGCCTATCGGGAGGCCGATAACTAGGGAGGGAGGAAAGATGCCTCTGCACGCGCTTGTGTATTGCAGCCAAGCTAGACCCGGGCTGCACCTGCATCAGATCGATGCGCTCGCTCAGGATGCCGCTAGCCACAACCTGATTGCCGGGGTGACCGGGGTGCTGCTTACCGACGGCGGGTCGTTCCTCCAGTACCTTGAGGGACCGGAAGAGGGCGTGGCGCTCGCGTTCTCCAGGATCATCAACGCCACCAGCCACTCGGACATTGTCGAGCTCTGCCGCAGCGTGGGCGGTACACGCCGCTTCCCTTACTGGTCCATGCGCTGGCTGCCCATAGAGCCGGAGGATCTTCGGATTGCCCGGGTGAGCGACTGGCGCGGCCTGGCCGTTAGAGAAGAGACCGCGATGTTCCAGGTGCCCACCGGCATCGACCGGGTGACCGAGCTGGTGAACCCATTCGTCGGCCTGGAGACACCCGGCAGTCGACAGCTCGGAAGTGCGCTTTTCTGAGATTCAGGCTTTTGCGCCCTGTTCACGGAGTAGGAGAGACATTCTCCGCCAACAGCGGGGGAGACGCCGCCTTTCGGGGGCTCCAGCTGGACGCGGCGCGGATCCGCAGGGCGCGTCAGGTGAGACGGTAATAGATTCGTCCCTGGCCCAGCCCTGCGGATCCGCGAACCAGCCAAGCTGCGTCGCAGCCCGTGAGAGGCCGAGCCGTAGGATTGCCGCCCATGCTCCCGCCCGATTTCCGCTGGCACTCCGTCGGCACCGCACCCTTCGACGAGCCTAACTCGCTGCTGCTGGACAGCACAGAGGTACTGCGCCTGCACCGGCGCGTGGACGATGGCACTTGGTGGGTCAGCTTGAACAACCAGCGCGACGACTGGAGCTTCCGGAAGCGCCGCGAGTGCAGCAGCTACGAGCAGGGCAAGCTCGGCGCCGAGCTCTGGGCGGAACGCCACCAGGTGCGGCTACGCACGGAGGTCGACCAGCGCATCAAGCAGTTGCGCAACGGAAAGCCTTTCCTGATGCGCTGACCCCGCGGCAGTCAGCGGTTGTTGCCTACAGATCACCCCATTGGGCGGCCCGTATTCAGTATGGGGCAGAGCGTGAGGCTACGGCCACTGGGCTTCTGATTAGCTAAGAGTTCAAGATATGCTAGGGGCTCTTTCGCCAAGGAACGCGAAGATGTCGATGGCTACCTGCCCGTTATGCGAGCACCCCAGCACTTCGGAGGTTTTGGGTGACAAAGCATCCGTGCAGTGCTCCGTGTGCGTGTCCTACGTCATCACCGGGAGCGCCGAGGTTACGGTCTCGCATTGGCCCCGACCTACTAGGATGCTGCTTTCTGGCCACGTTCGGAGACATCTAGCATTTACCGGCCATCCTTTGGTCATAACTACCCATGTGCTTGACGATTTCCTTCCGCATCAACCCTTGAGCGTTCGAGCGAAGCAAAACGCTCTGCTGCTGGACATCGCGCGCAGATCCGGACACCCCGGGGCGCGTGTGACGATTGAATCCGCAGACGCGTCCGTCGTTGATGCGACGACCGATATTGAACTGAATTACTTGTTCAAATCGCTGATTGATCGACAGCTTCTCAGAGAACTGGCTTCGAGAACCACTGCCATAATTACCCCCGCCGGCTGGGAACATGTAGACGCGCTAAGAAGTCCTAGAGCCGGCAGTGTGTCGGACATATTCGTAGCTATGTCCTTTTCTACCGCTATGTGGTCGGCTTGGGATCAGGGAATCAAGCCCGGAATTGAGCAGGCCGGATATCGTGCCAAACGCGTCGATAGTGACGCCCACAATGACAAGATCGATGATCGGATCATTGCAGGCATACGAGCTAGCTATGCGGTCGTAGTAGACGTGACGACACAGAACCGGGGCGCCTATTTTGAGGCAGGATTCGCCATGGGCCTCGGCCGCCCTGTTGTATGGACGGTCCGCAGCGACGATCTTGACAACCTTCACTTCGACACGCGCCAATTCAGTCACGTAGTGTGGGACAACGAAATTGATCTGAAAGAGAAGCTCTGCAATCACCTTTTGGCTGTGTTTGGTCGGGCCAAAGCGCCAAGCGAGGAGACGTGA